AGAACTGATGGTAGTTATATATGGAGTATTACAGATGGAGTAAGAAATCCTTACAACCCAACTTCATTATCACTTCAAACTGAATATGCTGATGCTGAATCTGCTTGGTCTCCTTTAGAAGTAGATTTTTTATCTAATGGTTTTAAATTAAGAACATCATCTGCTCAAAAAAATGCTTCAGGAAGTCCATTTATTTTTATGGCATTTGCAGAAAATCCATTAGTAGGAACTAACGGAGTTCCAGCTACGGCAAGATAAATTAATAATAACAATCAACAAATAATAAGGAGAGTTCACTATGTGGGACAATTATTTTAAATCATTAGAAGATATGTGGTCATACAAATCTTGGAAAGCTTCTGTTCTTAATTGGAATAAGAAAGTTTTAAAATTTGTTAAAGATGCATTTGAAGACATAACTTCTCATAGAGACGATAAAAAAGAAGATTAATCTACAATGGCTAAAAAGAGAAAAGTTTCAGTCCGTCAATACGCAGAAGTATCTGCTGGAGTGAGACTTTCCTCTCACGAGAAAATTTGTGCCGAAAGAATGAAATTACTTCACGAAGCTATTAAAGAAATTAAAATTGAAGTTAAATCATTAAGACAAGATGTTTCTAAAGGTAAAGGTGCAATTAGCGTACTTATATTTTTAGGAACATTATTAGCTGGACTTGTAGGGTTTTTCAAGTGGAATGGCTAAAAGAAAATTTGATCTAAACAAATCAGATCACGAAACAAGAAGTCGATTTAAAAAAACATCAATATCAAAAAACAAAACTAAAATTAAATGGTCTTCTATGAATAAACACAAAAGGAGACAAAAGAAAAAATGAAATTTATGTTAACGTTGTATCTCTATACAACAATTAGTGGTAGCCCAGTAATTTTAGAAAGAGGCGTGTCTCCACAAGAGTACCCAACTTATTACGATTGTGTTTCTGATGGTTATATAACTGCATACACAAAAATAATGAGTTTAGGAGTTGAACAAGTAGATTCTAAAAAATTAAGCATAAATTTTGAATGCAAACAAGTGAACAATACCTAAAGGAGAAACAATGACAAGACGTGGTTTATATGCAAACATTAATGCTAGAAAGCGTGCTGGGACTTCAAGACCTAAAAGCAAAACTACAATTTCAGCTAAAGCATACGCAAAAATGAAAGCTGGTTTTCCTAAAAAATAATTATGGCTAATCGAAACTATAGAGAAGAATATAGAAAATATCAAAGTTCTACTAAATCAAAATTAGATAGAGCTTCTAGAAACAGAGCTAGACGTAGATTAATGGCTTTAGGTGCTGTTTCTAAAGGTGATGGAAAAGACATAGATCATAAAAATAAAAACCCAAGAGATAACTCAATGTCTAATTTAAGAGTTACTTCAAAAAAATTAAATAGAGGTAAATACCGTGTGGCTTAATTTATTACCTACATTATTAAAAACAGGTTCAGAAATTTACAAGAACAAACAAAAAACTAAAATTGCTATTTCAGAAGCTGAGTTACTTCACGCAGAAAAAATGAAAAAAGGCGAGATTGCATTTACTGGTAAAATATTTGAAAACCAGAAAAACGACTGGAAGGACGAATTTGTACTTTTAACAATTTCAAGTCCTCTGTTTTTGCTTGCTTGGTCTGTGTTTGCAGAAGATGAGAAAATGCAAGAGAAGATTGACTTGTATTTTCAAAAATTACAAGAGATGCCTTGGTGGATAGTTGGCTTGTGGGTCAGTGTCGTAGCGGCAATTTACGGACTTAAGGCTACGGACGTAATAAATATGAACAAAAAATAATAAAGGAGATTAATTATGTTTAAAAAGTTTTACAATTTGATTTCAAATTTATTTAACAAAGAATGTAAAGATTTAGAAGAAACATTAATATTAACTGAACAAGTAAACCTATGTCCTAAATGTAATAAGAATTATGGGTGTCAATGTGAGGATTAATATTTATGAAAGAAGATAAAGTATTACAAGATTTAAAAGTTAAACTAGAAAAACATCTTAACGATAAAGCTAAAAACAAAAACGTAAAAAAACAATCTGAAAATAAAAAAATAATTAATGCTGTTAAAAAAGATGTTAAAAAGCTTAAAGACTCACAAAGAGATATTAAATTTGGAAAAGGAACTCATTAATGCAGGGACATTCCAAGAATATGATTACACTTGCGAAGACGCTGAGTGTGAATGGAAACAAATAACTGAATATTGGAGAAAATGAGTAACAATAATAATAATAACATAGAAAAAAAATTATCAGAATTACACAATCAATTAACTGATAAATTACTAGAAAGAATAAGAGATCCAGAGGTAAAAGCTTCTGATCTTAACGTTGCTAGACAGTTTTTAAAGGATAATAATATAGATTGTGTCCCTACCGAAACTAATTCGATAGGAAAACTAGCAGAGGAGCTCCCATTTAAGCTTTCTGACATAATGCAAGGTAAAGGAGACGTAACCCAATAAACGTTAAAAAAAGACCCCTATTTGAGTCTTTAAAGGGTATAAAATGAAAGAAATAACCCAAGATTTTAGGAATTTCTTGTATATCGCTTGGAAACACCTAAATCTGCCAAGTCCAACACCCGTTCAGTTTGATATAGCTGAATATTTACAGAATGCACCAAGACGAGCAGTTATTCAAGCGTTTAGGGGTATAGGTAAATCTTGGATTTGTAGTGCATTTGTTTGTTGGAATTTATTACGAAACCCAGATTTAAAATTTTTAGTAGTGTCTGCAAGTAAGACTAGGGCAGACGACTTTAGTACATTTACCAAAAGATTAATTATGGAAATGGATATCCTAAAGCATTTAACACCTAGATCCGACCAAAGGGGTAGTAACGTTTCCTTTGATGTGGCTCTAGCTAAAGCGGCACACTCTCCGTCAGTTAAATCCGTAGGGATCACAGGTCAGCTTACAGGAAGCCGTGCCGATTTCATTATCTCTGATGACTGCGAAAGTTTAAACAACAGTTTAACTCAAAGTATGAGAGACAAGCTTACAGACAATGTAAAAGAGTTTGAAGCTGTGTTATCTCCTAATGGTAAAATTATATTTTTAGGTACTCCACAGTCAGATATGTCTGTGTATAATGATCTGCCATCAAGAGGTTACCAAACTAGAATATGGACGGCTCGTATGCCTGAGAATAATAAATTATCTCGGTATGATCAAAAGTTAGCACCTTACATTATAAATAATAATTTTAAAGAATTTGATCCAATAGATCCCGACAGATTTAATGATTTAGAATTAAAAGAAAGAGAAGCCAGCTACGGACGTAGTGGTTTTGCTTTACAGTTTATGTTGGACACTACATTGTCTGATAAAGAAAGATACCCGCTTAAATTAAGCGACTTAATAGTTATGGACATTAACAATACTATTGCCCCAGTAAAATTAGCTTGGGCAGGTAGTCCAGAATATGTATGTGAAGATTTACCGTCAGTAGGATTTACTGGAGACAAATACTACAAACCTATGTTTAAGTCAGAAGACTTTGGAGACTACAAAGGTTCAGTTATGTCTGTAGACCCTGCTGGTCGTGGTCAAGACGAATTGGCGATTGCCATAGTTAAACAATTGGGTGGCAATCTATTCGTGCAGAACTGCACGGGGTTAAGTGGTGGGTACACAGAAAGCAATCTAACTAAGATCGCTACTATGGCAAGAGACGCTAAAGTTAATATGATTATTGTGGAAAGTAACTTTGGTGACGGTATGTTTACACAATTGTTAAAACCAATAGTCCAAAGATATTATCCCGTGACTATTGAAGAAGTTAATCATACCAAACAAAAGGAACTAAGGATTATTGATACCTTAGAACCTGTGATGAACCAACATAGGTTGGTTGTTAGTCCACAGTTAATACGTCAGGATTTTGATACTAAAGATCCTAATTATCAATTGTTCTACCAGATGACTAGGTTGACTAGGGATAGGGGCTCATTAAGAAATGATGACCGACTAGACGCTTTGTCTATTGCCGTAGCTTATTGGGTTGAACAAATGGCGGTCGACAGTGAGACACAATTGAATGATCACAGGGATAGACTTTTGAAGCAAGACCTAGAGAAGTTCTTGCAAGGAACTCTAGGAAATAGACAAAAAGGGGATCTGTGGTTTTAAGATAAGACAAATAAGACTACTAACAAATACTGTTATCAATCCGATTAGTATATACTATAGTGTATATATCTATAGTATTAGTATTAGTATTAACTCTAATAGTAGAACACTGTGTTCATAGTGTATACCAGCTGGGATCAACATATAGTGTGGTAGAAGTAGACGCTGACTACCAATTCTACAGAAATAGTCAAATAAGCTAGTATTGGCGTAAGGACTTAACGAGTGGTTTAACTCGTGTGTTGTAGGATTGTCCCTTTTACGCAACTATTTTGTTTTTGTTAAAAAAATCTGAAAGGGTATCTCGTTGGCATTGACTGTCAAAAAACCCCCGTACAACCCCCAATTGTATTTTTAAAGTGTGCAATTCAAACACTTAGCAATAACAATAAACACCACAAAGGATTGTATATACTTTGTGAATAGGGCTTAACGAGTTGATTTATTTTTAGTTGGCGGGTCTTTAAGTGACGAGGTGTATCTGTTTTTTTTTTAAAACCCGTTAAGAGTTAATTAGTTTTGGACACCAATAACCCTTAACGAGTTTTAATCTACTACTAGCTAGATTTAGTAATTACCTTAACAATGGGCTTTCCGTTGTTGTAAGTTATATCTTGATTAAAGTCAGGGAATGGGAAAGACAGTTGAACGGGTTTAGTTTCGTTTGCGTCCTTCCCTGAGGTTATAGGTTTAACTCGTTCCACTACTTTATAAGATATTTTCTTAACTCTAATAAAGCCATTTTGTTTTGTTTTTTCTATTATTGTTTTGTTTATCACTGTGTCTACCTTTCATTAGTTGTTGTTGTTGTTGTTTGGTATGCCAAAGGGATATTTTCCCTCGTTCTTATTGCCCGAACACGTCTGATTTTTAACGGCTCGGCTAGTCTTAAAGTCGGGACACTAAAAGATATATTTCTAAATCTTTTATTGAATTGAACTTTAAAACTTTCCACTTTCCGAGTATTGACAGTTTTTTTCTCGATACTCGTTAAATGAAATCTATTCAAAATCGGGTAGTCTGATTTGTTTAAAGATACCCATTTAATGAAGTCTTTATGGTGTGTTCTCATATTCATAGAATTAGACTTAGCAAAAATACATAGTGCGTGAGTAAATTCTAAATATCTGTAAATAGTAGTCGCTGAGATATTGCCTTTAAATAATCTAAATTCGATTGTTTTAGACAAATCAGTATTTAATACTGAGTATCTTTCAGGGTCATTAAAAGCAAAATATTTTAGATCGTGTCGTGGCTCAGTTTTTGCGAAAGTCGTGTCGTGTTCTAAATCTCGACCCGCAATACTACAAACATAATCAAAATTATCTTTAAGGTTTAAGAACTGTCCGATTAAACCAATTTGATATTTAGTAAATAAATGTTTTGGTACGTGGACGTGTAGCCCAGTCTTTTTATCTCGGTATGAAAATAAATGATCTCGGACATTTTTTTCAAACTTATACCAATAATCTGTGTACTTCGCATAAGCTAAAGTCATTGGTACTATATTTATTTCTAAACCATTATTTCCTAAACTTCCGTCAGATTTACAAATAGCCGTACCTGACAAAATTTCTTCTTCTAATCTTTTAATAATATTTTTACTTGCTCGATTAGATTTATTTACTTCTAATTCAACACCTAGATATAAATTATCTTGTTTGTTTTTTTCATAAGGTAATTGGGCATAAGGCAACCCGTCTACAATCTTATACTGATAACTTCTTAATCGGTTATTATTAGATGTTAAATTAATGCTAGGATATTTTTCTAAAGTTTCACTATCATTCTCAAATACAATAGTTTTTTTACTTGAAATATAAAAACACTTAACGACTTGCCCCTCGTTTAATTTAGAGTAGCCCAAAGTTTGAGTACCTAAGGCAATAGGATTACAAACATATAAATTATTAAAACCTTTATTACCTACAAATAATGATAAATTTTCCTTTTCTATATGATTGAGTAAAAATTTCGGCTCAATATTTTCATAGAAAGTTGATGTACTCCCAAACCTAAAATACAAACCCGTTAACGCACATTGATAAATCTTGTTAATTTCAGCAATATCCCAGTTAAGATACACCAGCACAGACTTAAAACTATGCAAAGTTTCAAAATAAATACTTTTTAAAACTCGATTAACCCGTGATCTTTTAATTATAAAATCTGAAAAACTTCTAAAATGATTATATCGACCAACAAAATAACACTTAAAAAAGTCATTGTTTAATTTATGTTCTAAAGTAGGTGAATAATTATGTAGATGGCTTGTAATACTATTCCAAATTTCATTTTTAACTGGTCTTTCTAAAATAGTGTCGTTTCTTAATTTTTTATAAAGATTATTTAAAAAACTATTTAGAATTATTGCGTTGATGTAATGATTTAATTCTATTTGAACTAAGATGTCACTTTCGGAAACGATATTGTTATTTTCCGAAACGTCCTTAGTATATTTAATAACTTTATTTTCCCCAAAGTCATTAGAATTAATATTATTTCTAATTTGTTCTAAAGTAGATAAATCAAAACTACTTAAATCAAAATATCTTGATACTTGTTTTTTTTCTCTAAATTTCTTTAAAGTATTAAAGACAGATGAACTCATCAAAATATTATTGAAGTTTTTATAAGTAAAAACTGATCGTTTTTTATTTTTTGGTTTAGTCATTGATACCTACCTTGTTCAATGGTTTAGTGTCGTCTACTTGGATTTCTTTTTTTGAAGTTTCATCAAAGTATAATTCGCAGTCTTTAATATCGTCTGTGGAATAGCCATTGTGATTTGCTAATATGTAATGAGATATTAACTCGGGACTTTCTTTACATAACTTTACGATCTCATTTAAATCTAAAGTATCTAAATAAACGTGTAAATCTTCTAAGTCTTTAGGTGTTGTTTTTTCTGTGTCTGTATTTTTCCAATATTCACTTTCATAAACTGGCTTTTCACTATCATACGCAACACTAAATTTTGGTAGCCCGTTTATATCTTGTTGGTAATGATTAAAACCAAAATTTGAATCTTGGTTAAATTCATAATCATCAAAATATTTTTTATTTGGTGTGTGTTGATAAGGTATTAAAGAACGATTTGAATATTTTAACCCGTTGTGATCGTGCCACTTACCAATAAATTGAAAAGATTTAGTTAAATTATCTAATAATAAAACCCTACTATCAGTGTAAGATTGAGCAATCGTTTCAATACAATCAATGAACTTTTCATTTTCAATTAAATTAGTATTGCTTTTTAAAATCGGTCTTAAAATTATTTTTGTAAAATAATAAGTGTCCGACATATTTTCTGATAACAACGGACTAGGTAATCTCGGGCTATTGTGCATTAAGAAACAGTCTATTCGGTCATTATCTTGGTTTAGAACTTGAAACGGGTGGCAGTTTTTATTATCGGTGTTGCCTTGCGTTGTTATTCTAAAATGTAATGCAATTTGATCTGCTTTTTTAAAATGTTCTCTACAAGTTTTAAAAATCTTATTAATATTTTTTGTAAAAAACTTTTTTGTTATTACTCGGTTTGTATCTTTGCTTAAATACATTAAGCCAAACCCGTGAGGATTTTCTTTAAATGCTTTTCTTATTATTTCTTTAGATATATTTTTTGGATTGCCTTGAATTATTAAACACATACATAGCCCTTTTTTTATTTGTTAACACTATCGATATAATATCGATTTCGAGACTATATTCAAATAAATAATTAATTAGACTTGTAATTTTTTAAACGATTACTAAATATTGGGTGTTGCTTATTTACAACATACTAAATACAGCGACAGTTAATACTAAAACCCGTTTAAACTTAATAAATTTTGACCCTCAAATGAACGAGTTTAAGCGGGTAAAAAACAGGGTCAAAAACAGGGCTAAACTAATATGAGAGAAACATTTAACTTTATATCTTTTTTTGTGTTCTTTATTGGTATGATTTTATTTTTTATTACCCTTAATGATTTTAGTTTAGCTACTTTAGGATCTATAATTTTAATTATTTTTGGCTTAACGTCTATGTCTAAAACGAGTTGAGTTTAGTCTAAAATCTACCTACGGAAACTTCCAGAAACGTTCTAAAAAAATTTAATAAAATAAACAATTATTTAACTATATTTAACGAGTTAAAAGTTTTAATCGTAGAGGGTGGAAATAAACTCGTTAAGAAAATGTTATTTTATAACAAATTAAATTTTTAGTTTTTATGCGGTCAGCGACTAAACCTATAAACTCGTTAAGTATATTAGTGATTATTTAGTTAATTTATTTAGTTAATTTAGTTGTTATTTGTGTAGTTGTTAACTTTGCTAACTTTGCTAACTTTGTTTAATTTTCCCAGTTTCTCTAGTTTCCCCAGTTTCTCCAGTTTTAATTGTGCTGTTAAAAAACTTTAAATTAATATTAATAGAATTAATTAGTTAACGAGTTATTATTTTATATTTACCACAGCAAAAACTAAAACATAATAAAATCAACTAAAAATTGAAATTTTAATTTCACTATCATAAGTTACAATTGCAAACAAGAATATCATTTTTGAAAAATTCTTAACCGAAATAGTATTGACTTCGAGACTATTTATTGTATAAGTGACAATTGAAAGGTAGGTAAGGCAATATGTTCACAACAAAACAATTTATACAATTTAACAAAGTGCTTTCGTGTAAATTATATGTTTCCAAACTTTGGAAATGTAACAAACTTATATAATAACTAATTAAAAATAGGAAATAAAAATGAAAAAACAAAAAATATTTATTTTAAAATCTTATTTTTATAAGTTGTTTAAAGTGAATGTAAGAATAGAAAAGTTTAATAAAAAAGTAATTGTTCCCAATTTAATTGCGGGTACTATTGCTATAACAAACAATGAAATATATATTGTT